TGCGTTAATGATGTGACACTAACCGCTAAGAATGTTGATATCAACGCTAGCGAAAATATAAAATTAAACTCATAGGTGAATTGTGGATAGTGATAATCTGGTGGAGAAGATCGTACCCGAACCCCCCCAAACGGAGTTTAAGTTCACTACACCTGAAGGTTTAGCTACGCTTGGCGAGCTGGGATTCGATACTGCGGCGCTTACGATTGAAATCCAAGTGCCCTGTGATAGTTTACCAACTAAAGCTGATCTAACCAATGCGTTCAACCAGATAGCACAGATACCTGCAAAACTTAAACAGCAACTGATAGAGCGGGCAGCTGAGCTTCAAGCAGAAGTCGTCGAACAAATAAACGCTCTGATAAAAGATATCGAAGAGTTGATGGATATGTTTGCCGACGTGTTATCTCCCTATTGGGAAAAAGGTAAGATCCGCAATTGGCAGAAAGAAGCTAAAGACTGTTGGGATGAGTTGATACAAGAGTACCACATTTATATCCCAGTAAAAATACTGGAGTTAATTAGTGAGCTTATTCCTATAGACTTCAATATCAACATACTTGGTATTGAAATAGATTTACTTAAAATATTTACGCAGGAAGAACAAGACCGAATCAAAGCACAGATTCTTGAAAAGATCCCAGAGCTACCTGAGCCCTTTACTGATTTGTTTAACGGAAGATGGCAAACGAAATGCGATGAGTGGAGAGCCAAGTATACTTGGCAGTATATCAAGAGTGAGATAATGGATTGGCTCAATAATGCTCTATGGAAAGCGTTCGCAGAGCTGATTAAAGAGTTTAAAGAAATATGGGACGAATTAGGCTTACCCGATCTACCAGCGTTGCTAGACTTTGACCTCGAAACCTTCATTCAGGAGCAGATAGAATTACTCGAGCAGAAAGCGCTTGAGAAGCTCAAGGAGATCGAAGACCAAATTGAAGCAGTGGTAGGTGACATAGAAAATGCTGTAGCGGACGTAGAAAATGCTGAGCAGAATATTGAAAACAAAGTAGAAAATGCTGCCCAGGATATTGAAGACAAAGTAACGGACAAATTAAAGCAGCTGGAGGAAGACCTGAAAAACTTCAGCGTAACTGGGTATATTATCAGTGAGCTTGAGCAGGTAGAGATCTTCGGCAAGAAACTTATAGACATTATAGGTGGACCTATTAACGAGAATGTCAAGTCTGGAGAAGAGCTTATTGCAGATCTCATGAGACAGGCTAAAGAATGGTTCGCTCAATGGCAAAAAGAGTTGATAGCTCAGTGGATCAGGAAGGTTAAGGAGTTTTTGGAAGCTATAGGTTTGGATAAGCTGCTTGCGTTGTTAGATCTCAACTTTTGCGACGTATTAAAACTGATTGGTATACCAACCACCTTCACTTTAACGGTATAAATAAAGAAAAAAGAGTTTAACACGATTATGGCAAAAGCATTTTCTATCGAAGATGGTAACTTGTTGAATAAGCCGATCGTCGCTAGTAGATCTAGAACCTACAAAGACGTCGATTGCTCATTCGAGAAAAGACCTTCGGGTGACGTTTACAAAAAGACTGACGCAGCTGCTGTTAAACAGTCTGTGCGTAACCTGTTGCTTACCAATAGAGGAGAAAAGCCGTTTCAGCCATACTTTGGTTCTCGGCTGCAGCGACTGATATTCTCTCTGGACACCGAAACCGATGAGAGTGATGTTGAGCAAGTAATACGAGAAGCAATCGATAACTATGAGCCGAGGGCAAGAGTGTCAAAAGTAAGTGCTAAATTTTCACCAGATTATAATTCTGCTAATGTTACTGTCGAGTTTAGAGTCGTTAATACGCTCCAAGATGTTACAGTGACAGTAACTGTTGCGAGGCTACGATAAATGTCGATATCAACATCCGACTTAGATTTTGAGAAGATCAAAACTAAACTAAAGACTTACTTTAAACAAAGCGACGAGTTTGCTGACTATGATTTTGAGGCAAGTGGCTTATCCAATATTCTAGATGTGCTGGCATATAATACACACATCAATGGATTGACTGCCAACATGGCAATCAACGAGTCTTTCCTGTCAACTGCACAGCTGCGTTCTTCTGTACTACAACACGCTGAAGCGCTTGGGTATTATCCGAAGTCGTCTACGGCAGCGACAGCATACCTAAACGTCACAGTGGAAGCTCCAAGTGGACCGAGCAGAATTGTAATGCCCGAATATACCCAATTCCGAGCGGACGTTGATGAGGTGTCGTATATATTTCGAACCGTTAATAATGTATCAGCCCCGAAGGTTGAGGGCACGTATACGTTCGACGTTGAAGTTAAGCAAGGCGAGCCGAAAGCAAGAACCTTTGTGGTTGGTGCTGAAGATGACGATCAGGTATTTGTTATCCCAGATGAGAATCTAGACAGCTCGACTGTAGTGGTTAAGGTATTTGACAATTTTAATACTGTAAACTATACACCATACGTTAATATCGATCGCGCGCTAACCGTTAATGAGGAATCGACGGTATATATGCTGCGAGAAGTTGCTAATGGTCACTATGAGTTATTCTTCGGTGACGGTAACGTGTTAGGTAGAGCTCCTGTAGCGGGAAATAAAATCAGGGTCGAGTATATATCGACTAAAGGGGCTGCTGCTAACACAGCTTCACAGTTTGAGGGCAGCTTGTTGTTGGTTAATGGCGTTGAATATCCCATTATTGTCAACTCTGCAGTAGAAGCGGCTGGTGGATCCAGCAAGGAATCTACCGCGTCAATCAAGAAAAATGCCCCAGCACTTCACACTACCCAAAAGAGATTGGTTACCGCACAGGACTATCAAACTCTCATCAAATCGACGTTCTCTCAATATATATCAGACGTTGTTGCTTGGGGCGGTGAGGATAACGACCCACCAAAATATGGAGCAGTTTTTGCCTCTTTGAAATTCAAAGATGGTTTGAGCAATCTGGCCCAGCAAGAAGTCAAGCAGATTATTAAGGATCAATTAACATCTAATATATCGATAATGTCCATAGATACAGAATTCGTGGATCCTAACATAGCCTTTCTTGAGTTGACCGTACAATTTAATATTGACGCGTCAAAGACTAGCACTACAGCTCAATCGCTAGAAGTAAAAGTCAGCCAATTGGTCCAAGATTATTTCTCCGAGAATTTAGAGACATTCAACACATCATTTAGACGGTCCAGATTACTGTCCCGTATCGATGACTTCTCTCAGGCTATCCTCAATTCTAGAGTTGATGTTAAGATGCAGCAGCGTATTTCAAATACAGTCGCTGGCATACCACATGACTATACGCTAACATACCCAGTAGTGCTAGCGTCTCCAGATAAGGACACCCACGTTATTACATCATCTGTATTCACCAGTAATGGTCAATCTGTCTTAATTAAGAACGAGCTTGGCTCCAACAGATTGCAATTGTTCAATACGTCGAATGTCCCTATACTGTTAAACGTAGGGTATTACAATAGTGCAACAGGTACGGTGAATATTAACGCTCTAACTATAGATCAAAACTCTACAATAAAGGTCAGCGCTGTACCAGCAAACCCGAGTACCATTTCGCCACCAAGGAATTTCATTCTTTCGTTAGACACGGCCGCTCTTAGCGTTACTGGTAGAAGAGAGGATATATAATGTCTGTGTTCAGAAATAATACTAGACGACTTTCGACTAAGTTTCATCGTAGTATCGTTTCTCACATATTGCCGGAATTTTATGCTCAGGAGTATCCAGCTCTAATTTCATTCCTCGAGACTTATTATCGGTATACCGGTGAGGAATCAGTATCATTCGATGATACCATTCGTGGATTGTTTGATATTCGTGATATATCATCCACTTCTTTAGAGTATTTGGATTATATATTATTCGAGATCGGTGATGGGTTAGATAACACTCAGTTTGGAGCTAACCCTCGGTTAATGACAAAATTGATATCTGCCTTATATAGAGCGAAAGGAACTCAGATATCTGCTGAACAGTTTTTTAAGTCATTCTACAAAGAAAATGTGGGGATTGAATATCCAAAGAGAAACATTTTCATACTTAACAGCCCCAGTCTGATTGGCCCACAGCATCTAGATTTTATTCAGGATGATAAGAAATATCAAATATTTTCTATTCTTATCAAAACAGGATTGTCTCTGTCTGACTATGAGGCGTTATATAAGAAGTTCATACACCCAGCTGGATGGTATTTGTCGGCAGAGGTGGTAACTCAATCAACGGCAAATGTAACCATTGTTCCCGGAGCTCCCGTCGATCCATTGGAGATACCAAATTATCCAATTGTTATGGGTAACGTGGTTGAAATTGACGTTGACCCAGAATATGCTTTACTTACTATGAGAGAAACAGACGTTAATGATGCTGATATTATTATTAGCTCAGTACCTTTGATGTCAACGTATCAGCAAGAATCGTTCCAGTCCTTACAGGATCAGGGGTTCAATACACTAGGGGATTTGGTTGACTTGACTACCCCAGCTACACTTGATGCGTTTTTAAACGCGTCTCATGATTTAACTACCCTCGACGAAGATACTCACAACTAAAGATAAAGAGAAAGAGAATTAAAATGGCTAGACTCATTCTAAATGCCGGGCAAGGAGCTAACGACGGAAGTGGTGATACTCTACGTCAGGCTACTGTTAAAATCAACGATAATTTTGCTGAATTATATAGTTTAGTCTCGCTGGGCGATGGTCTGACCCCTGAAGCGCTATCTTCTCTAATACTCAGCACAGTTAATAATCAACTGGCCACTCCGGGGACAGTCAATATAGCTGGGGATCCCAGCGTTGTTCAATTGGGTGATCGAATAACCCAACACGACTCTATTCTAGTGCAACTACAGGGAGCTGCTAGCAGCACTGATAGCGATATCGCGGTCACTGCTCTTCAAGTAGCTCAGTTAGCGTCTACTCTACAATTGAACCAACAAGAACTGGACGCCATAGCAGCTGCCGTTACGACTTTAGAGAATGCTGAAACGAGCGTCAGTGACTCGGACGTTCAAGCGGCAGTGGCTCTTGCGGTTATTGAGCTCAACGCTCGTTTATCAGCCGACAGCGATTTACTCCAAGCGCTTACTAACAATTTCAGTATTCTATCATCTCAGGTTGTTGCATCAGACTCCGCTGTAAACACTTTATCGCAAGATATAGTGGCTCTTGGCGCAGCATTAGATCTAATAGATTCGGATTATATCCTATCAGCTAGTAATACAGCAATTACTGCATTAACTTCGCGCATTAATCTCGACAGTGACTCGTTGGCTAGTCTAGCCTCTCAAGTGACGCAGCTATCAGCTGATCTTCAATCGCTTAACATAGACAGTGATGTACTACAAGCCAGCTCACAATTATACGCTGGTCTGGAGGCTCGTGTTGATCTAGATAGCGATTCGTTGCAAGCATTAGCTGAACAAGTTACTCTGCTACAGACGCAGGTTAGCAATGATATCGTTAGTGCGACTTCCAATGTGGAGAACACATTAACTAGTCAAATAACACTTACTGATAGTGCCGTACAAGTACTAGCGCAAGAAATCACGGATCTTGAAGTTAGTTTAGCTGGAGATATTACCTCAGCTGTAGCTACCGCTACACAAGAGCTTACGACGCGTATCGATGACGATAGCGCAGCCCTGCAAGCGTTATCGCAACAAGTAACTGAGCTTCAAACGGACTTATCTTCATTAGATATTTCTGGCCAAGCTATCG